CCAAGATATGGTTTAGCAGCAACAACAGTTGGCGATTATGCTTTATTTGGTGGGGGAGATGGTAATAGTTATAGAGTTGAAGTAGATGCATATAATACGAGTTTAACTAAACAATCAATTTCAGCTTCACAGAAATTAAATCAAGAAAGGAGTAATTTAGCAGCAACAACGGTTGGTAATTATGCTTTATTTGGTGGGGGATATAATGGTAGCTATTTATCAACAGTAGATGCATACGATACAAGTTTAACTAGATCAACTCCAACTTATTTAATTGCAACAAGGCGTTATTTAGCAGCAACAACAGTAGGTAATTATGCTTTGTTTGGTGGTGGATTCCCTGACACATCAACAGTAGATGCATATTACGTCAACAACAAAGTCCAAGTTTATCCTGGAACCAAATATAAACTTGGGAGCATGGCAAGTGAATCTACTTCCTCGACAATGCAAGAAATAGAAACAACAGCACCAATCACAGGATATATAAAAATTAAAGATGCTACTATAAATTAAAGGAGAATTAATATGATTAAAATTGAAAAATACGATGAAACAAAAACTTATATGTTCCCAAACGGAGAATTAGCAACCCCTGAAAGAGTGAAAAAAGACTATCCAGCAGTAACAGTATTCCCTCATATAGTGGAGACTGATGAAGCAGGACAAGTCATGTTTGCGATACAAAATCTAGCAGCTATAAAATCTCAAATGGGGATTGATCCAAGTACAAGTGAAGAAGAATCAATCAATCAAATTGAGGAAATAAGAAACGCTCCAGCTCCAGAGCCAGAAGTTTCTGCAGAGGAACGTATTGCAGCAGCTTTGGAATTCCAAAATGTTTTAAATATGTAGTTGACTTTTTTATTTCTAGGAATATAATAATAGCAAGAATCTCGCTTAAAAGGCGGTTGGTCCTTATGAAAAATTTAGATTAAATAACCGAACTTTTCACTAGTGCGGTTATTTTCTTCTCGTGATTAAGAAAAATAGGAGCATTACTAATAATGCTATAATCAAATTTTCACCCCATTTCGGACTAATTCTTGCTTGGCATATTTTATTAATTGACAAAATTAATTTCAATAATATGGAGGAATATATATGAATTACGAATTAATTAAAAAGAACTTTGATCGCGGCCTTTGGAATGAAAAACAAGTTGAGATTGCAAAGAATAAAGGGGTTATAACTGAAGAACAGTATAAAGAAATTGTTTCTAATAAAAAAAATTGACTTTTCCTTTTAGATAAATATAATTATAGCAAGAATCCCGCTTTATAGCGGTTGGTCCTAGTTAGAAATAAGTTATATATAATCGCTTACTTATTACACAAGTAGCGGTTATTTTTTTATGAGTCTGTAGATTATTACTAAGATAATCAATATTAGTAAGAGGTCTACTGTCATAAACATCACCTCCTATACAGGAGAGTGACCAACCGCCATTTTCGGACAATTCTTGCTTTTCAGATTCTAATGAATACTAAATATAAATTCAAGATTGGAAGATGATGAGATGATAAAACTATTTGGAGTAACTGATACATCCTTTTCTTCAAATGGAGATATGGTAATAAATGCGAAAAAAGCCATCGTCCACAAAGAGGACAATGGCGATTTTTATTTGGAATTAGAGACTGATGATTCATATGCTAATGATTTGACTGAAGGAAGAATTATAATTGCGAACACTCCACAGGGTGCTCAGGCATTTCGTATCAGTAATCCAGAGGTAAAAAAGCATAAAGTAAAAATCAAAGCATATCATGTATTTTATGATTCTTCGAACTATTTAATAAGAGACTCATATGTTGTCAAAAAAAACTGCAATGACGCTTTAGACCATTTGAATATGGCAACAGATAATCAAAGCCCTTTTACAACATTATCTGATATTACGACCATACACTCATACAGATGCGTAAGAAAATCATTATTTGAAGCTATTAACGTGATATTAGAACGTTGGGGTGGTCATTTAGTTAGAGACAACTTTAATATTCAAATAAGAGATACAATTGGGCAAGATAATGGAGTAACAATTAGATATGCGAAGAACTTAAAAGAAATTGTTCGCAAAGAGAAATGGGACTATGTTGTTACTAAACTTTTACCAGTTGGCAAAGATGGTATATTGCTCAATGCTTTGGACGAAGAAGAAGATGTATATGTTTATTCGAATCAAACGTATCCAATTCCTTACACTAAATCTATTAATTTTACCCAAGATAATGTTTCTGAAGATAATTATAAAGATGAAGAAGGTAATATAGACCAAACAAAATATAAAGAAGCATTAATCACTGACTTAAGACAGCAGGCTGAAAATTATTTAGCTATTAATTATATTCCACGTATCAACTATACTTTAAAAGCCAATATAGAAACAATTACTGATATTGGAGACTTAATCGAAGTAATTGATGAAGACTTAGACATAAATATCTTAACAAATGTTATTAAATTTGAATATGATTGTATATTAGGGAAATATAAAGAAATTCAATTTGGAAATTTTGAGAAAAAACTAAGTGATTTAATATCTGATATTACAGCAATTACAGATAAAAGTGTTGCAGAACAAACAGGGATTATAAGTGTAACTCTAAGTGAAGAATTAAAACAATCAACAGATAAAATTTGGAGCGCCCTTGGAAATTCTTATGTAATTTATGAAGGGGATAAAATTTTAGTAGTAGACAGTCTTCCAAAAGAAACAGCAGTAAATGTGATTATGATAAACAGTGCAGGGATAGGATTTTCTCATAATGGAATTAATGGGACCTTTAATAGTGCATGGACTATTGATGGGACTTTAAATATGCAAGCAATCAATATTATTAATTTCACAGCTGATTTAATAAAAGGTGGGACTTTAAAATTAGGGACTAAAAATAACCAAAGTGGAATCATTGAGCTTTATGACGAATCAAATACTTTGATAGGTGAAATGAATAAAGATGGCCTAAAAATGTACGGGCTTGATGGCTCTTATGTCCTAATGAACAATGATGTTGGATTTGCTGCTTTTGATAGGCTTGGAAATAAAATATACTGGGTTTCTAAAGATGAGTTCCATATGAAGAAAGGTGTAGTTGAAGAAGAAATTGCTTTGTGTGACAAATTAAGATTTATCCCGATTACTTTAACTGATAGCAACAATAATATCACAAATGAAGGAATAGCCTTAGTAAGCTCAATGGCCCCAGCCAATAGCTAATTTATACTTGAGTGTTGGTGGACACGGACGATATATCTTTTGCTTTTATCCATGCTCAAACACAATCGTTCGTCAATGTACGTTGTCGGAATGTATCTTGATTTTGGGACTTTATTAAATTGATTCCAGTCTGTTATCACACACACTCCTGTTTCAAATGGCAGAATATATCCTGCACTAATTAAAAGTTTTAAATCTACTTCTGAGCATTGGATCATTAACAATATTCTTTTAACGTTCCCAACAAACCCATCATCATCAGCTCTTATTACTAAGTGCGTATATAGATTTTGAGTAGAATGTGGTAAATCCAAGAATTTATCAGAATCATATATTTGTTTTGAAATCATACGTCTTTGTGCCATATCCACCTCAAAAAAATTTTTAAGAATTATATCATAATATTCCAAAAAATCAAGCAAAATTTCACGATTTCATCGATTGTGAATAATGTACAAAAAAAACTTAAAAAAAGGTGATAAAATTCAAACCTATTTTTTACCAATTAACTGAATTAAAACTGGCCCAAAACTGAATTTTAAATGACGATAAATGATTTCTTCACACTTTGGATAATTTTGGTATAAAATTAACATATTTAGTCAAGAAAACTGATCTTAAATTTACGGCGTTTGAAGACACAGTATAGTATAGTACAGTATAGTATAGTACAGTATAGGTGAGGATAGGGTGTGGGGAAGGGCAAAAAAAAAGTAAAATTTACCCTCAAAATTATGAGTAAAATTGGCATCAAAATCAGGAGGCAATAATGTCAACAATAACTTTCGGGAAAATTGGTACAAGACCATACGGTGTATTGACTGTAACTGAAATTAGTACAAACCCTGCATACAATACCTCAACAGTTTCTATTAGTTTAGTCCTTAAAAGACCTTATTCTATTTCTTCGAGTGCTAATAAAACAGCATCATGTACAATTAATGGGACAACTTATAGATGGAGTGGATTAATTGGTGGTAATGGAGATAAAACCCTTATAAATGAAGTGCAGACTGTAACACATAATGATGAT